CAGTCCAGTTTTAGGAGCATCAAATGTAATACCAGGAGTATTATCGCCAGATACATCCGTCGAAACTAGATTAGAAAACCCTTTTATAGATTCAGTCTGAAACGTACATGAAGCGTCTCCAACAGTGAATGGACCCATGCTCGTACGGTTTTCTGTCCACTGGCAATCGTTTAAATGTGTAGCTTGCAGACTGGCGCTAGAAGTCTCTAATGTCACTGCCTCTGCAGAATTTAAAGGGAAGCGATAAAAATCCATTCTATAATCGCTCTCACTATCTGCCGCTGAAAAATCTACCTCCAAAGCAATATTGTCTGCACTACTATCAAAACATTGTATTTTAAAGGTTCTAGTAACAGTGGCGGCATTTGTAAATGTGCCCCCCATAGAAAAGGCCATATTATCAATTGCTGCTGTAGGGGCATAGTGACGATTGGCTATGTTTGTGGTGCTAGTACTTTCAAATAATCTACACGCAACATTTCCGCTTGAAGTGGAACTTTTCTTAAAGTCGCCACCCTCGTTTGAAATTCTATAAACCCCCGCGGGCATATCGGTTATAGTTATATATGGAAGGTCTACAACTTCCGCAGCGCTAGCAGAACCTGGCCCTATAAATGTTGGGGAACTACAGTCTGAATCAGTGGCAAGATCTGCCCATGTAGTCTGCGCACCTAATGCCGCCCATCCTGTACAACCAGCCGCAGGAGCCCAAGTAGCAGTTAAATAATGTGTAGATTGACTTATTTGAGCAGTGTTCCTGCCACGCCCTAAAAATGAAAAATCATATTTTATTAATGGCGGGTCAACAACGCAGCCAGAACAGGTTGAATCTGAAATAATTCGCAAAGCCAGATCATCATTTACATCATCGGGACAATCCATATGAATAAACCCGGAAACAACTTCACCCGATGAAGTTGGATCTAATGCCAAAACCGCATGATCTTTCTCAGTGTCTGAATCGGTTGAATCTTTGTTTCTTACAACTAACTTATAATTTCCAGAAACACCGCTTGGGAATGAATATTTTATTTCTGCTTGGCATCTTCCATCTTTAAAACCATCGCCCGGCCCCATTGGAAAAAAATCAGTCTCAATAAATTGGCCGGTCGCACTTGCATCAAAAGTTGCTGCTTTTTTGCTACCAAAAAAGCCGTCAACTAGCGCCAAAACTCCACCGGTTGTAGTCCAACCGGCTTCACCGTATTCAAAACCAGGATTGTTAAGAAGATTTACTTCTTGCAAGTTTTGCTGAAGTGTTCCTTTTAATTTTGCATGCGTTGAAAAAAACGAAAACAAAATAGCGAAAAATACCAGGTAAAATTTAATATATTTTTTCATCCGAAAATCACCTCTGTTGCTGATGGTATAAATCTTAATGCGCCACCGTCTGAATCGGCACCTCTCGAAAGCTCAATTCTCAAAAGATCTCCAACGATTACTGGCACAGAATTAATTTCACCTATTGCGTCTGTTAAAATGCATTCAATTTCTTTATTCACATTAACAGTTAATGGAGCAACTGCAATATTAACTGAGTCTTCTTGATTTGTCGCATCGTCGACCGGGTCCAAATCTTTTCGCACTAAAAAAGTGCTAGTTTTTAAAAAGAGAGTTAGAGCACCATCTGAAAGTGGCGAATATTCTGTCAATAAAACTTTTATTTGATCACCAGCAGAATATGTCGACGGGACTTTAATAAATAATGTTAATAATTGAGTAATTCCTGCAGCAAATTTCCACACCTTTTCTCCGAATTCCTCATCATCAATCGGTGAATTACCGTCTGCGCCATGCCACTGTCCACCACCGGCACCGCCACCAGCATTAGATTTTATAATAGCGATCAACGATTCCAGCATCTGTGACGTTGGCACGGTATCAGAAACACCACTGGCGACAATACCGGCAGTATCTAAAAGTCCCTGGAAAAATGCTTCATAATCTTTAACCCGCGCTTCTTCCCAAGGAGTTCCATCACCGGCAGCTGGCGCGCTAACGTTTCTAGGGGTTCCATCTGGGAAATCTGCATCTGCAGCGCCTACTTTTCCGGCATAAACTATAATCGGTCTAATGGCCATAACAACTCCTATGAATATTTAACAAGCATACCGACCCACAATTGGCCAGCAAAATGCTTTAAAACAAGTCTTTCTAATTCATCTCTTCTATTTGCTGCGACTTCTGCAATATCACCAAACACTGGCCCGCCAACGTAAATATAAAACGGAAATTGAGCGGGGTTATCTTCAACAAAATATTCTTTTTGACGTATTATTAATTGTTCATATGAACCACATAAAGCCAAAGCCTCTCCGCATTCCATAGTGGCCACGCCACAATCAGAAATTAAGTCTTTCTCAGTAGGGAAAAATTTATTTACAAGTGGATATCCTTGAGGATCTAAAGAATTTCCAAGTTGCATAACAACTTCACCAGCTTGAGAAAGTGTATCACCCAATTCTGTAAGAAAAGTTGTTTCGAATGCAAATCTTCTAATCACCAAAGTTGGATCTCTGGCCACTGGTGGATCTGTTCCAGGCTCAAACCATTCATGAATAAAAACATCAAAACCAGCATTTCTTAAAGTGTCTTCTAAATATGATAAATCTTGCCCGCCTAATGCCTTCCAGGTAGCGTCGAGCCTGTCGCGCCTTGCCTGTTCAGATAAACCAGTCTCTCTAATGTCAAATTGTTTTTCCCATAGATCTAGCTGTCGAGTCGTTCTAGGCAAAAGATCAAGATAAATTAAATCAAAGTAATCTTTGACATCACTGCCAAGAGTTTCAAAACCAAGAAGAAATTTTCGTAGCATTTTATCAATGGTCAAATGCCATGCCTGACCAGTTGGTAATAAATGCTCGATCATCTTAAAAAAAGTCATACAAAACTCACAGAAGCTTTCGCCTTTTCACCTTCGTTTAATGAGTAATTATTTACAGGAACACCTAAAACGGTCATAACAACAGTGTTAAAAGTTCCACCTTCTGCAGTCACAATATCATTCACAACACCTTGAGCCTGGCCGATATTTATTCGATCTTTCTTTGGCAGTACTGTTACGCCTTCGATAAATGGCTCAGCGCTTAGCATTTCCTGTTCAAGTCCACTGACAATTAGAGCTTGAACAGTAGCAGTATCTTCAACCACCAAACCAGAAACGGCCAAAAATATTGTCTGTCTTGTAATAGCCAGAGAATTAACAAATGAATTTGCTGGCCTTCGAGTTGCTCTACCGCCTTGATCCAAATCTATACTTGCTTTAACAGCGTCTAGTTGAGCCTGCGTAGGTATTCCGTCAGGATCGCCAGAACTTAAAACTGTGGCTTCACTGTAGACATTTACTTGCCCTGGTAAACCAGTGTAAGGATAAATATTAATTATTCCAGGAACTTCTTCACCCCAAATTTCATAATCTGTTAAAGCTCCGCCTTCCGGTCTTTTTGTAAACCGATCTTTCACGCGCTGACGATATACAACGTCTAAATCTTCGGCATCTGCTGCAGTAACTAAAACAGCACTAACTGTTGTTTCTTTTGCGACGTTTGCAATTGGATTAGCAAAAGACATTTTGTCGCCAATTTCAAGATTGCCAATAACACCGACACCACCGCCACCAGCTTGATCTTCTGCTGCTCTCACAGAGACGGTCACAACTGGAGCATTTAATAATACAGCACTGAGTGTCAGATATGTTACACCATTATCTGAATTTATCAGCTGCTCATTTACTCCGAGTGAGCCGACCTGATTTTCAACTGTAATATCGATTGATAATTCAGCGCGAGTTCCTTCGGTTGGAACTCCAACGCCTATGAGCTTACCCCATTCTATTAATGGAGTAATTTTTTTACCTGATATTTCAGTCTCTTTTGCAGAAGCTGTATCAATAAATAATTGTAGGAATATGAACCCGCCATATTTATATAGAATCACCCAAACAGCAGCCAATACTTTTGATAAAACTATGATAAATGATTTTGGCAAAAGTGGAATAGTTTGATTAATAGTTGAACTTATTTGAGCGACAAGATTGTCACTAATTTCTTTTGTTGTTCTGCTTTCAATACTCATGCAGCAGCCTTCCAATTTTCAGAAAATTCAAATGTGATTTCTTCACCTAATGCTAAGATAGCTATTTTGATATTAACTCTGTTTCTTCCTGGCATAGATGCCACCGCAGTAATCGAAGATGCAGCCTTAACGTCTACCATCCATTTTAAATCATTTTCCACAGCATCTTGAATGCGTAATAAGTTCGCTGAAACTGGCGCTAATCTATTTAAAAGAAACTGAGTTTCACTGACTATTTTTCTGCTTGGATCAGTTTCTGATAAATTACCCCACCAGCCGTCGATGTTACCTTCGCGCCCATCGTCTGCTTGATTACCGCCGAATAACGAAATATAAGCTGCAGACCTAAGCCCCGCAGACATTTTCATCAAACCGCCTTCAATGCAAATTTCACCACCATCATTTGATTGGAATAAAAGAACATCACCCTGCTGCCCTATCATTGAGGCCCGCCAGTGCTATCGCCACCGGTTTGAACGCCGCCATGTGTATGTGTGCCAAGAACAATCGAACCTGATTTAACGGTTCCGCCAGAGATTTCGCCAGTGGTTGAAATTTTTCCACCGTTTGAAGTTATATCTCCAGCTATTACTGCTGCTCCTCCACCAATCACTGCTAAACTCGCTCCTGATAACGCTACAACTGCCACGATATTCTTTTGAGAAGTGATGTCTTTAGTTGCAACGATAGTTCCTGGAGTTGTGACATCACCATTAGCCTTTATTATTACACCGTTTATATTGACGTCACCATTGGCAAGAAGCTCAAAAGACCCACTAGAGTTGTTTAATTTGTGAGAGCCGTCTGGATTGAGTATGAAGGTGATTTCGCCGTTTTTTACCTCTGTGGTTCCGTCGTTTTTCAACCACACTTCGGCAACTACATTGCCCTCTGAATCTCTCGAATAAATGCGTTTCTCGCCTTCTTCTGCAATGCCTGGATTTTTCGGGTCGAGGTAGCCAATTACAGCTTTACCGCCTTCTCTGACAATATTCATTAAAGCTATAAAATCACCTTTTAATGGCTGCGAATCATCACCAGGGGCAGAGAAATGCTCAGAAGTTGAATTATCGCCGCCGCCAGGATCTGATTTTACTTCGGAAAAATTCACACCATTTTTTTTGACAGCGCGTATGAATGAAAGAACTGTGCCTATCCGACCCATGGTAAAACCTTTGGTATTTTGCCCTCAAATGATCCAGGCAAAACAAGATTTAAAGTCGCACGCTCAGAAGAGCCGTCTTTTGAGAAATTAACCGAACGAATTAAGAACTCGAAATCTGTATAAATCATCGCATTTGGAGCTTTTAATATGATAGTTGTATTTGGTTCCCAAAGGTTTTTATTTGGGTTTCTCCAGGTAGATAAATTAGCTGCCCAATTTGCAGCATTTCCATACATGCGACCAGTCTTTGCTTCAACAGAGTTTTTAAGATCTGCATTTTGTGTATCGGCCAATTCAAAAGTAAGTGGCCTTATAACGTCGGGCAAATTATCATTTTTTACCGTATATTTTCCACCGGCAAAACCAATAGAAGCTGGCTCTATACCTGTAATAGAACTAAAGAATTCTTGAGGTTTAAATGTTGGATCGACAGAAATCACTGGCGACTGGCCCTGCTCAAGTTTTGCCACTGGTGAGCCAGCTGGAACTGATCGCCAGAATAATAATTTACCTTCTGAAGTGTTACTAATAACTAGATTTCTTTTTTGAGCCAGCCCCGATAGAAATTCGAAAGGTTTTTTTTCTGGTTTAGCAGCTACTTGTTCAAATATAGCTCCTGAATCTGCCAAAAATTCCACTGACAAACCAAAAGGCTTCACAATTTTAGCAGCAATTTCTTCGAGCTTTTGGTCATTGAATTCTAAAGGGAATGCGCTAGCTGGTGAGCTACAATCCATCAAAACACCTGGCCTTGAATAACATTGAACTGTAATTTTAGAGCTCGTAGGCGTTAGATTTGGAACTGGAGATAACATAGTTCCTGTAAAAAGCTTGATTCCACCTATAAATAGATCCACCGCCTTATAAGTAAACGGTCTAAATGCGTCTCTGAATTCTATCTGATCAACGTTAAAAGGCGCGGTGAATTCTATTGTGTCAATAGTGTCGATTTGACGACTAAAACTGACTGTTTCCCAGAACCTAAATCTTTTGCCGTCGATCAATATCGCAGTTTCATTCTCGTTAGTAGAGTCGACACTTAAAACTTTTGCAGCTGGCAGATTTGGATTGGTTGGAATTATGATCGATATGCCTGCAGTTAATGGCTCGACAATACCAGGATTTGAGATGGCAATTAAGGAAGCGTCCTTTTCTTGCCCATAAACTTTTCTGGAAATTAAATCAAAAGTATCACCTTTTAAAACAGTATATTGTTTCATAAATAATACTTAATTTTACGACCTTTTGGGATTTCGAGAATTTCACTGCCCGATAGATCATTTGAAGAAATTAAGAAATCAAGTTGAGGATCAACTTCACCATACAATTCTGCAGCTAAATCTATTATTGTTCGGTCTCTGTCGATAATTATCTCGCGTTCTGTTTGAAGAGAGAAAGAAAGCTGAACTAAAAAGCCAGCCGCAATAGCAACCGCATCCTGTAGTTTTTGATAGGATTCGCCAGTATCAACTAAAGATAATGATTCAATATTTAAATCGCGCCATTCGTTTACAGCATTAAACTGGTTTACAATTCTCTCTGCAGCTTGAATAGCTTGAGATTTATCTAAAAATTGATTATCTACAGATGATAAAATCTGCCCTGTAACTGCGGCGCTCGCGACTAGATTATTACTTTGAAAGTTATTGTTTGCAGACGAATCAAATGTTTCTGTAAATACCGATTGTTCACCAGTAATCAAACTATTTGCAAGGTTTGCAAAGGCATCTAATCTGGCTGCTATGCTGCCTATAATACTGCCTGGCAATTGCACTAATCGCAAAGTCTGAAAAGCTAGAGTCAATGGCTGCTCAATCAGTATATCTATAGAGTTATTAATTGAATCTGAGATGTCTTCAAATGCTCTGCTGACGTCAGCCTGAAATTTTGTGATTTCGCGTAAATTATCACCAATCGAATCGACTAAATCTGTGAAAGCGTTTTTGGTAACTGCCTTTTCAACTGCGCTGATCAGTGAAACATTATCTTCAAACTCATTTGCTAAAGCTTCGGTTGACGCTTCAACTGAATCCAGAACTGCGCTGGCTGGATCATCTTGAGTTGCTGGAAAAACAATTCCGGTAGTTTCCCAGAAAGCCATCTCAATAATTGTTTCATTTGCTTTTGATTTAATTTCCAGAAAAGTTTATGGGCAAGAAAAGGACGCTTCCTTA